TCACCAGAATGGTATTCTGTTGCTGCAGAGCGTCGATTTCAGCTCTTACTGCCGCAAGCTGAGTTTCGAGCTTTTCCTGGCCCACGATGAGCGTATCATGCTCTTCCGCGGTCAGGACAATCATATCCTTCAAGGTCTGGCCTGTTCCTGGGGCCAACAGCTTGCGATGATACTCAAGCAGGGACCCGGAATGCCAGTTCTCTAGGAGGGCGCCAGCCGCGCTAACGATGTGGGACTTGCCCTCAACATCAGCGGCGCTGTGTGCCTTATGAAGGGCTTCGTAACTATTCGAAGCACCCTTGGGCACAAAACCCTTGCCCATCTCGGTCTTGAGTCCAGCACCCACCAACATAAGAGGTGCTTTCTTCTCGGCGTCTGTCAGGACGATCTCAGCTATGGAGTCTTTCTTTTCGGCTCCCTCTTCGATTTCCTTTATGCGATCCATTGCGTAGCAACGGTCGGACATGGACTGCCAGTGACCCAAATTAGCGTATAGGCCGTAGCGCATCGCTCCCTTGCCCTGCTCGTCTGCGGCCTTGTAGTGGCCATTCAAACTATCCAGGTGAGTGAGCGTATCTGCAGGAATCTTTGCATCATCGAAGGAGAAGAGCTCCACCTTGTGGAGTTCTACCAACAGGTTCTTTACGGAGTCCGTCAGAACTGGTGCTGGATCTGCATCCTTCTTCTTGCTCTTGCTTTCGCAGCCCATGGCGCTGGCCTTGCGGGATACGCAGGACAGAATCTTGGACTTTGTAGCACTGCCCACCTTGGCGCGGCCGATTAAACGGCGAGCGGCTGTAACGTGGGCACAATCCGGAACTGGGAAGCTGCGACCCGGGCCACAAAAAGCAGAACCCTTGAGGCTCTTGCGCTTCTCTGTGGAGAGCTTGGCATCGACCAGGATTTCGCCAAATTCGGCATCCTCGGCCTTGACAGCGTCTTCATTATCCGCCTTGGTGAACATCTGCTCATACAAGGCTTCTGGGTCGGCGAAGAAGGCTCTCTCATCTTCTGGGAGGTCTTCCACTTTCCAATCTTGATACGGTGTGAGGGTGGTCAGGTCGATCTGAGGAACTTCCAGTTCGAACTGCTTGGCCTCTTCGGTAATGCGCGTAAGGTAATGCTCGCGCGCTTCAACCGACATATCTTGAAGGGTAGGTATCAAAGCCTCAATCTTGGCTTCTACCTGTTCCTTCGTAATCTTCTTGTCAGCAACAGTCTCAAGACCGTGCTTTTGTATGTGCGACTTCAGGGTCGTATTCACCCTGCGCACCATCTCCTTCTCGGGCTCTTCCTTGGGTTCCAAGGCTTTGATCTTGTCGGAGATTTCAGCAGCGCGCTCTTTCGTAAGAGGCGCCTTGTTCATTTCATCTAGATAGCTTTGCAGTTCAACAAGCATCTCACTGTCCTTGATGTCGGAAGGGTCTGCAACCTGAATGTCTGCTTCATACATCTTACCCAGGTCAAGACTATCGGTCATTTCGCAAGCTGCTAATACTTTAGCCTGGCGTTCCTGACGCAAACCCATAAAGAACATCTTATTATGTAGACTATCTTTCAGGAGTTCCTTCGAGATAACCTGTGCAAATGGGTCGGCGGGGAAATTGACGAAGCTCATTTCCTTGTAGAAGAAATTGCCAGCGATAAGGAACATCTTCTTACCGTCGACCAATTCTCCCAACTTGTGTTCACAGCGATCGTCAGTAGCCCAGTCGGTGTGGCACGCAGAGCAAATGGCCTGGTCAGTTTGAAAACCAACCGAGACTGTAAGGTACTCGCCTGTGAGCACCTTTCGGATCCCATCGGGATTGGTGACTTTCAGCCCCAACTCGATGTATCCTAGGCCCTTATAGTCATCTAATGGCTGGAGCTTATCCAACACCATATTGATGGACTTAAAGAGGTCGAGACGCTTTGTTGTAGCGTCTGCGTAAAAGAGCATACTGCCGATTTCAGGCAGATCGTCGCGATACTGATACGAGAGATCAACGTAGCGGGCAGTGTGTACACGCCCTATCGGCGAGCCTTCCTTTTCATGTTCTACAAGGACAGGCTTCAAAGGCTTATTCGGCTCGGTCCAACGATAGACCGAATCCTGCATGCGGTCGGGGCGGTAGAAACGCTGGTTACCGTTAACGATACCCGAGTGCGTAGCTTCGACCTTGACCAGCAGGGACTTTCCAGACCCTTCGGAATCATCTCGGCATTCCGAGAGACTCTTCTTTCCAGGCTCAACCTCGCGAATCCGAAGATTTACGAAGTCTCTCATGTATAGGAGACCCACGGTGAGCCTCCTTAACGCTGTGGCTTTTCGTTGCCAGTCAGCATCACACTCAATACCTTGGTCTTATCTTTCGGGCTCATTCCGGCGAGAACAGAAGCGCTACTTCCCGTTACAGAGCCCCGGGAAGCTATCTTGGCTGCGGTACCAGGAGCAGCCCCAACATTGCGAAGGACTTGATCCAAAGGACCAGTCAATAGCTGGTTATTCTGTATTCTCGTTGGTATTGTCTTCGGTGTTTGGTTCTTCGGCATCTAGTTCCTCGAAGTAGGTTTCAGCTAAATCAGCGAGTAAAACGTGGATCATATCAGGATCAGTCGTCTGGGCAACCCTGTCCTTCGCCGCTTGGCGGAAGGAGTTCATTGCCATTCGATCCTGGTTAGTATAGTAATTCTTGGAGCCTTCACTCAGGCAAGTCTCGACATACTTATCAATTACGGACCCTGCCGCCTTACCCCACCCGGCAGCACTAAAAGTCCCTTCAGCCTTCAAACGGCCGATTTCAAGTACTAGCTTGTCATATAGAAGGTTCGGGTCCATAGAAGACCGTGCAGAATGAGGGTCTAGATTGCGGCCATGCTGGTTAGCCGGCCGATTCTTGTTAGCAACGGACTTAGATGCCTTGCTGGCTTTGCTCTTACCGGCCGGATCAGGCTTGCCGGCAGCAACTTCACCGCGGACAGCCATAGCCTCGATCATACCGGAGTTCTTGAGAGCGATGCCAGATTGCTGCAAGTCCTTGACATGCAACTCATAGTGAGTCTTCTTGGCTTCCTTACTGGTATAAGGAATCATGTTAGTCTGGCGACGGGCTTCGTCTTCAGTAACAAGGTGATTGTTGAACTTCTCGATAACGTGATTCTCCCACTTGATGTGACCATCCACATCGACGTCTGGGAAGATTAGGTCCACATCCAATAAGGCATTCTGGACGGAGAGCTGGGAAGGATTCTCTTCGAAGAGCTCCTTCATTATGTACATCTTGAACTGGCCGCAGAACCAGCTAAGGTCAGACTTGACTGAATCCTTTAGGTTCTGGGAGACGTTCTCGGCTGTAGCTCGGTTGCCGGTATCGGTCTCACCCATATCAATAGGTGACACACCCAGACCGGTAAAGATGCGGGCCTTATAGTGAGTCATAATCTCTTTAGGATCTGGGGCTTCGCCCTTGATACCTACAACGTCTACCGCGACACGCTCGTCCGTAATGAACACGCCTTCTTTAGGCATGTTCTCTAATTCCGCTTTAATGAGGTCAACTTCAGTGATACCATCAACGAGCATAGCGGCGGGAGCGTCCTCTGAACCCACCTTAACATGAAACAACGGGAAAAGGTGGTTAATGAGGAGCATTTCCACATTTTCTTCAAGTCGGCGGAGAGCGAAAATATCGTCTCGCACGGAAACGGTTCTTGGTGTTCCATAGACGTGTCCTGGCTTAATGTCCCACGCGAAGTGGACCACATCCTTAAGCCTATAATCCTTGTACTTGCGCGCGCTACCATAGTAACGGCGCCACTTGATGATCTCACCCTTCTGATTCACGAACGGGAAGATGGAGTGAGGAGGAAGGATCATGTAAGCAGCAACAGGCTTTTCATCCTCATTCTTAGCATTGGGTTGTCCGCCAGTTGCATCTTCATCACGAATCTTCAGCAAGAAACAGTTGGAGATGATGAGCAGGTTGAAGAGGATGTCCTTGATAAAATTCTCAGGAGTCATCTTCATCATATAGCCAATTTGATTTATGCGTGCATTGATGTATTTTGTGAAGCGGGAATTCTCACCTTCAATTTTCCAGCCCCTACGGAACATCAATGAATGCTTGCGCTTCGTAGCCTGCATGAGATACGATTCCGTATCCAGCATCGTGAACGGTTCGTATTGATCGTATTCAGGAAGGATGGTCCCATAGTGACCATAGTAACTATTGAGATAGTCCTTTTCCTGTTCGATCTTCTTTTGGATCTTCTTCTCCAGAATGGGCAGATCTTCTGAAGCCAGAGCATCGCGTTGCACAAACTTCATTACGCGATCGAATGATGCTTGCTCACGTGTACGATCCTTCCAGGTGAAGGGATCCTTGGCTTCGGATTCCAAGGGAGTACAATCCTTGAAAAGTTCATAAGCTCCTTGAATGCGTTCGCGTACACTTAGCTGGTGGATGGATTGCTTGCCGCGATCACCGAGGCCAAGTACAGAGGGATCTAGCTTCTTTTTGCTCTTCCTCATATCCGCGACAATAAACGATTTGCCGTGTGAGTGTCCTGTTTGCGCACGCTGGAGATTATCCAGACGCAACTGGATATTGAGGGCTTTTTGTTCAGTCGGAGAAAGGAAACCTGATTCCGGAGCTTTCTTAATTGTAGCTTTCTTAGCCATGTTTACACCTGGAGATTAATGGGCGTTCTTAGTGCTTGGGTAGTGATTTGCTTAACCCCGCCTGCCGCAAGTACATTTTGTACTGTCGTTGAAGCCGTAGGTACTGCAGGGGGAGTAACAACCAACGTGTTCCCGTCGACGGCATATGATGATCCACTCTGAGACTGCAATGAACTTACCAATGTACCGAATGATTGCAAGCCGACCGTGGGGACAACTGCGACCGAATTCAAACTTGTCGTATTTCCACTGGCTGTCGGTGTATTTGCACCGGACTGAATAATTGACTTAATGATGCCGATCGATGAACTCAAGGATTTCAGGCTGGTCAGAAACTCAGCCATATTACCCTGATTGGTCATACGACGAAGACTGAGACGCTGCATTGATTGCTGAATGACAGTGGACTGTCTTTGCGAAGCCGTCTGAGCCCAGGAGATGTTAGCAGCCAATATCTGCAATCCTTCTGAGATCTCCGCGTTTGTTTGTACTTGTTCGGGCGTCAATGAGGGCGGGCTATAACCACCAGCAGCCTGCGCCACAGAGCCGGTCAGCCCTACGCTCAAAACGCTGCCAGGATTGGTCCCGGACATTGTCGACATCAAAGATCCGAGAGAAGCAGTAAATGTGGCAGAAGGTCCGACGGCGACCTGTGCCATAAAATCCATATCGCCTAGATGTCCGCCGATATCACTTAATAGTCTGGGTAGTATCTGGTTATCTGCACTGTCGTTTGCGCCCTGTATTGCTGGTGTATGCGCAAAGGCAATCAGATTTGTTAGCATTCCGACGAGGCGGCTAAGGTCCGAGGTTGGCTGAGTAGATAGCGTAGCCACGACAGACGGTAACGACGTTTCAGTTGGATCGGGGGAAGCCACCACCGTATAGATCCCTGCATAGCTGCTTTGCCACTGGTCCAGTATTCCATTCATTGACTCCGTAATGCTATCGCTAACATCAACTGAAGATGTATTCAAATCTCGATCGGAACTCGCAGTCGGATTTGCTGTTGAGGCAGTCTGTGCCGGCGTCAGTTGAGGAACCGACAGCACAGGATAACTCATCAATGCGTTTGTCCAGGAGTTGAAGATAATCTGATCACCCGCCAGAGAGTTCAATAACACCGGCAGAGCCTGGTCATAAACCCCAGTAGAAATCAGAGCATTCTCAAACGACTTGGTAGCGAGGGTGACATCCGCCCGCTGCAACGGTTCAATCTGCACCGGCGAGTCGGGAGGATTCATAAGATCAAACTGCAAGAAGCTCATCTCCGCTTCGAGTAGGGATATGTACATTGGCATATCCATTGCAGAAGGAGGAGTCGTTGTGTTATAGATACGTGATAGTGCACGTCCTAACTCAGGATTGGCTGACAAATCAAATGTAACACCAAGAGCCTGTACCAGAGACTGGATAGCTGCTTGCAGGTATGCCGCTGTCTGGGACAGGGCTGATAACCTGGTTACTAGTGCCGCGGCATTGCTTTGTGCTGCCAGTGCACTGCCGAACTGATTGGATACAGCAGTTGGCGTTCCTACCGGGTTTGTGCTCGGCGCCAACACAGCCTGAGGAGGCAGCGTTGGAGGTGGAGTATACTTAAACTTGATCGGTTTGAACGACATTAGCTTATCGACTTAATCGTGCTCTTAAACTGATCCGCATTCTTCAAGATGCTCTGCGGTGCTACCAGAATGTTGCTGATACCTATCAAGGACTTCATCTCCGGACCGACTTGACCAAGACCCAGGATGGTCACCAAAGTAGAAAGCATCTTTGGATTGTTCGGAACGATCGCCTTGATAAGGTTCCAAGCTACACGCAAGGTGTGGCTGGAAGAAGAGTACTTCGCCATCTCGGAGTTGAAATCTGACAAGCTATGCCAATCCTTATTCATCAGTCCCTTGACAGCACCGTATTGAGTCTGTTGGCGGCCCGGCCAGTCTTGTAGCTTGCTGACAAGGTTCAGACCAATAGAGACGTGGAACTGATTTAGAAGACCACTAGCGAGTTGACTTTGTACCTGGTCAGCCATTGTAAGGTTTACCTTTGTTGGGGCGAGGAGCTATAAAAGCGTTGTCAAACGGGTTGCCCTGCGGTGATTGAAATTGACCTATGACCGGGTTGTTCGGCGTGGTGCGAGATGGGACCCTGGTGTGGTCTCCCTGTGGCCTAAAGGCAGCGGTCCTACTAGGGACTCTGCCTGTGCGGAGATCTTTTGCCCGTCCTGGAATGACGATGTGTGAAGTCTGCCCAGGAAGTACGACCTTAGGAAGGGATTCATCTTCCTTAGGCGGCAGCGCGCGCGAAGGTACCTGAGAGGATTCTTCAGCGCGTTTACGGGCTTCAACAGCCCGAACAGCATTTGCGACTGGATCAGTTGGTCCACCACCTAATTGTGCCACATGTGCTATCTGTGCCAAACGTCTTTCTCGTGGTTGGGCGGTTATGCCGTACTTGAGCTCTATACCCAGAAGGGCCAGCATCGTGGCATCCAGATCGTGGTCGCCTTCCTTACCAGCATCATAAGTGTTAGCGAACCCGTGTTGAGACCAAGTCTTCACCCTATAGGCCCGAAATTGGGCATCTAACAGGTCATCAGTATCCGAGAACTCAAACATTCCGTTCTCAATACACATAACCGCCCCTTCCACCATAAATGGTTTGGTGCGGCGCTTCTCCTCATCTTGATCGATGTACTTGCTGTTCCCGCGGTTGGGAACCAATTTGTTAGTCTTTATCTCGGCACCGAAGTCAATGATCT